TGGAACAAAAACAAATGGCCGTTATGTAATGGCTGACATTAATCATGTATTTGTTATGGATGATGGTGAAATGAATTATACACAAGATATAGGATTGGTAAGAGAATAATATGTATCAATATGGAATAGTAGAAGATATAAATGACCCTTTAAAACTAGGGAGAGTTAAGGTTAGGGTATATGGTGCCCATACTCTTACTAATGGTAGTGGTAAATATAATATAGAAACAAAAGATTTAGGTTGGTCACAGGTTGTTATGCCTGCTAATACACCTGCAATTGGTGGTTTAGGTCATTCAGTAAATTTAATCGCAAGAACTTTTTATAAAGATGGTGATTTATTGCCTGAAGTGTTTATAGATCGTTTTGGTCATGAACAATATGAAGTCAGTACAGAAACTGTACCGGCCATTGGTGATGAAAAATCAACTGGTTCATTAGTTTGTGGTATATTTTTAGATAGTGGTCAGCAAGAATTTTTAGTTACAGGTACACTCCCTACAAAAAGTCATGGTGAAGATGATAATAATGATAGGGTTAAAGGAATAGCTGGCATAGAATCATTAGACCCTAAAGGTGTACATGAACCAGCGAGTGGATATGCTCCAATCTATCCAAATAATAATGTATATGCGACAGAGAGTGGTCATGTTAAAGAATACGATGATACTCCTGGAGCTGAGCGTATAAAAGAAAGACATAAGAGTGGCACTCAATATGAAATACAACCCGATGGAACAAAGGTTGAAAAGATTGTAAGGGATAACTATACATTAATCGTAGGTAATGATACACTCGAAGTCAATGGTAATGTTAAAATATATGTAGCTGGCGATGCTAATGTTGCAGTAACCCAAAATTTAACTGCTCAAGTTGGTAAGGATATGACTACTGTGGTACATGGTAATGCATATACAACAGTTGATGGCAATGCAGACTTACTTGTTAAAGGCGATATAGATGGTGAGGTAAGAGGTAGTATATTATTTGATGTTGGTGAAGGTAAACCTGAGCATGTCATTCATAAAGACGGCCTTGAAGTGCATCATCATGATTTAGATGGTTATACAAAACATCAAGCTATTACACAATGGTTTCCTCCAGTAATGACAGATACATTTACATTAACGTATAGAAATATGAGAACAGTTAAAGAGATGTCAACAGAAGAACAAGCACCGTATGCTAGTGCACTTGCTAGCTTTGCAGATTATGATGCAAGTAAAGTAGCATTGGTTGATGGTATGTGGACATATCCAAATAAAACATCTTATGTGGCTGAGTATGGCGTTATTGAGCTACATACTGAAGGCAAATTAAAAGCTGTTATTGGTGGTGAAACAGATATTACAGCATTGCAAAGTGCTAAAGTGACTGCATTAGACAATATTACTATAACTGCTACAGGAGATGAAAGCATTATTGGTATGAACACTATAGGTGCTTCAAGTAAAATTAATATAAATGCCGCAGGTACTTCAAGTCAAATCAATGTAAACTCTGCAGGTACTCTTAAATTATTTTCAACTGGTACGACAGATATAGAGAGCACCGGTGATATGACATTAAAGTCAGCAGATATAACACTAGATGGCGATGTTGCAATAACTGGTAATGTTGTAACTACTGGTACAACTCATACAAGCACATCACAACAACTTGATGGACATAACCATGCTATTACCAGTGGATCGAGTGCTGGAAATACTGGCAATCTTAGTTAACAACAGGTATAAATAAGTTATATGGCAACAATTGCAAGACAAGAAACGTATAAAGATTTAGATTTTTCTTTTAAGCAAAATCCTAATACGAATGACGTTGGAATAAAGAAAGATAATGCATCGATTAAACAAAGTGTTTTAAATATACTTCAAACAAATCACGGTGAACGTCCATTTAATTATAATTTTGGTGCAAACTTAAGAGCATATCTCTTTGAGAATATGACAAATACTACGGCTGCTAATATGGCAACTTCTGTAAATGTTGCATTGGCTAATAGTGAACCAAGATTAGAGGTATTGAATACAAATATTCAAGCACCGCAAGGGTCAAACGAAGTAATAATAACAGTAACCGGTAGAGTAAAATCAAGCAATGAAATAGTTGATATTGCTACCACAATAGAGAGATTACGATAATGGCAATAGAACGTAGAATTAACGCAAGTGAATTAGATTTCGATCAAATAAAAGCAAACTTAGTTGCATATATGAAAGCAACTGATACTACCTTTAATGATTATAATTATGAAGGCTCTGCAATGTCAACCATTATTGATGTGTTAGCATATGTAACTCATGTGAATTCAATGAATGCTAACTTTGCATTAAATGAAACATTCCTTGATACATCTCAATTACGGTCTTCGGTGGTATCTCATGCTAAGTTATTAGGTTATACTCCAAGGTCTATATCCCCATCAACAGCTGTAGTTAATATGAAAATGAATTATGATACGACTGCAACTCCTTTATGGAATCATGATGGAAGTAATATACCATTGCCTTTGAGCATGCCAAGAGGAACAAAATTCCAAACAACTATCGATGGTGTAACATATCCAATGTTTTGTTCAGCTACTCATACAATTAACTTTGATGCAAGTACAGGTTGGAACTTTTCAAATGTTCAAATTGAACAAGGAACATTATCATCAATTACATATACATATCAAGATAACGTATTTGAGCAATATGTTATTCCTGCTACAAATGTGAACACTGCTTCGATTAAAGTTACTGTGACAGATTCAACGTCAACAGACGCATCTAAAGTTTATTCTTTAAATACAAACATGGTTAATCTTGATGGTACATCAGAAGTGTATTTCTTAGAAGAAGGTAGGGATGCCTTTTACGAAATTAAATTTGGTGATAATATTATTGGTAAGAGACCAGGTAATGGTAATACAGTCACTGTCGAATATGCCACAATTCCATCAGGCACTGATGTGAATGGAGCTTCAGTATTTACTATGACCGATTCACTTAATGGAAATAGTGATGAGACAATTACACTTGTAACTAAAGCTACTGGCGGTGCAGCAAGGGAAACAAAAGAAGCAATTAAGTTTAATGCACCTCTTGCTCACGTATCACAAAATAGGGCTGTGACACCAGATGATTATAAAGCCATTATTAAAAACGAATTTGCCGATATTGAAGCTGTTTCAGTATGGGGTGGAGAAGACCATGATGTACCAGATTATGGTAAGGTCTATATCTCCATTAAGCCATTATCAGCCGAAGTACTCACCGATGCCCAAAAGACCACTATTAAAACAAGTATTTTAAAGCCAAAAAACGTAGTAAGTATCACTCCGGTTCTTGTCGACCCGGAATACACCTATATCGACCTTGAAATATTCTTCAAATATAATCCTAACTTAGCTACAGTAACAGAATCTGGTTTGGCAACCTCAATAAGGAATACACTTGTGACACATAATAATGATGTACTTAAAAGTTTTGGCGGAGTATATAGAGATTCAAATGTTGTCAAAAAGATTGATGATACTAACATTGCTATCTTATCTAATATTACTCGTGTTAAAATGACTAAAAAGATTACACCAGTTCTTGGTACAGCAACTAAATATACGCTTAAGTTTAATCAAGCATTGACTGATTTAGATGCTACTACAGGAACTACTGGCTCTTATGTATCTTCAACTAATTTTACATTTGCTGGCGTTACTGCTAAGCTTAAAGATTATTATGATAGTTCAAGTGATACACGAATTATTCAAATTGTTGATGCAGCTGATTTGGTGTTAGCTACTGATGTTGGTGATGTGAATGAAGAGGAAGGAACAATTACTCTTACTGCATTTCAGCCAACTGCATTACCTACTGGTTCAACTACAATTGATGTGACGGTTAAACCCGCATCATCTGATGTATCACCAACAAGGAACGAATTATTAACTATAAATACATCAACTGCTAAAATCACAGGTGAAGTAGATACAATGGCAACTGGCGGTACAACTGCTGGTATTGATTATACAACGGTAAGTAACTAATGGCAAACGGACTTGGAAAATATAATATATCGTCTTATATAGATGAATTGGTACCAGACCATATAGAAAGTAAATTTCCTGATTTAGTTTCGTTTCTTAAGACATATGCATTATATTTAGAGCGTTCAAATGATTCTGGATTCTATCTTAATGCATTAGATATCCAAAGGGATATTGACTTTGTTGAAGAAAACCTTTTAACTGAACTCCAAAATGAAATTGGTATTGCGGTACCAAGAGACTTTGCTGCAGACCCAAGGATGTTCTATAAGAGGCTTGTTGAATTCTATAAGTCACGTGGTACACCTGAATCTATTACATCATTTTTTAGAATGATATATGACGATGATGTCGAAACATATTTTCCATTTGTAGATTTATTAAACCCTTCAGACGGCGATTGGACAGACCAAACAGCGGCTGTTATAGCTGATAGGACTGGTTTTACACCTAATCATACATTTACATTATCTGGAACACAAGCAAATCCAACAATCATTAGTGGAAATAATGATGCAGTCCAAGCTGCTATATTTGATGACGATGTTGTATTTGTTAATAACGATTATAAAACTCCAGGCACAGATTATACTGAGGAAGTTTATTCAGAATCAGGAGTAACTAAATATAGATTAAATTTTACAACACAATTATCAGATGGTGATGTTGTAAGAACATATGCAAAGGGTTTATTTACCACAAATAATGGATTTCTATCAGATAAAAAGTTTATTCAAGACTCATATTATTATCAACAGTTTTCATATGTATTAAAAACAGGTGCTAATGTAGCTGAGTGGTCAAATGCATTTACACGATTAGTTCACCCTGCAGGGTTTAAGTTCTTTGGAGAGATATTAATATCTATCTTAGCGTTAGACCAAGGAAATACAGAAGCTCAATATGGTAACTTACCATTTGTTGGTAAGATTAACGTAAACACAGGCCCACATCAACATGGACCAACAGTATTCAATAGTCATCTATTAGAAAAATCATATACTCATTTTGCACGAGGAAGTTCAGAATTCAGCATTATAGGTATGCAAAACCATTGGGAAAACATGAAGTTCAGTTATTTAGGACCAAATTCAGATTTTGCTCATTGGACACTACAAGATAGTATAAATAACAATATAAGTACACAATTCGGAATGGGTGGAAATAACTCACTCGTTATAACATAAAAGAGGAAATAAAATGGCAGCAATAATCACAAGTAGATTCAGACTAGATTCAACAAATAAGTTTGTTGAAAGTCTTAGTGATAATCAATTCTATATGGCACTAGGAAGGC